AGTTGATTCTGCTACTTCAGATTTTGGATTCCAATTCTCTTTAACAGTTTCAATAACTGCTTTAAGGGTTTCAGAATTGGATTTTTCAATTCTTTCGGCAACTTTGTCAGAAACATCTTCTTTAGCAACTTCTTCTTTAGCTGGTGCTTCAGTTGTTGGTGCTACTTCAGTTTTTGCTTCTGCTTTACCTACTTCTACTTCGCCATCTGTTTCAATGGTTACTTTGACTTTTTCCTCTACGTTCTTTTCAGAATGTTCGGTTGTCATGTATGTTTTCTTGTCTTTGTCTTTATTGGAAGTAATATCATCCACATCCACAGGTCTATCCATATCGTCGCCCATTGGTTCTTGAGGCGGAATCTGTGCTGCTGGTTGTACTTGTGGAGGCGGTGCAATAAGTCTCATAAATTGTATCTCTAATGCTGCCAGTAATTCAGTTGATTTTCTGTCTAACTCATCTTGTTCAAGATTAGGATTTCTTTGTTTCATACTGTCTGATAATTCTTGTTTTAATCTTATAGGATCAAGGAAACCTCCAAATGATGAAGGTATTTCTTCTGTTTCATTTAATACTTTGATATACTGTGCGTTGTGTGATTCAATTACGCTTAATGTTGATTCTGGTATTCCAGGCGTTCTTACTATTGATAATTCTAATATTTCGTCTAGTACAGGTGCGTTTAGGCATTTGGCTTTTACAGCATCACATAGTTCTCGTTGCTCCAATACTGATGCTCCTATTGATACCTGATACTGTTCGTTCTCTAATCTTCTTTGCCATTCAGAGTCAAATACTGTTGCTTCATATTTTACCTGACTTTTCTCCTCATCAAAGGTAAATGTTACCTGACCTATGTGAGTGTCTTTGTCATGCTCTACTCTTAATGGAACTTGTTTACCGTCAAATTTCTTTAGTTCTTCTGTGTCATAAAATACACCGTTTCTTGACTGTCTAGGCATCAATGCAATACCTGCTATTCGTTCTGCCATGCTAATATTCTTCCATAAGTGATATAGAGAAGTATTTAGAATTCCTTAAAGTATATGTGCATATGTTGAACAGTAATACCACTACCGTCTGTAGATCTAAAATTTATAAAATCCCCATCATTGATAACTAAGTGTATTTGCTCACTAAAATCCAATTTTCTTGATGTTGAAAAATCTACCCATGTAGAACCTGAATCAAATGTGACTTTGTAGTGTTTTATTCCCATTAGTACCAATACTTATTACACATTCTTTTGGTCTGTAATATACTCGTAAATCTTCAGCAAACCATTCTTCATTTTGTGAAAATGATTGGTTGTTGAGTTCTGCTAAAAATTCTAAATGTGGTCTGGTCATGCCAAGTCTCCTACTCTTTTGCTTGACCAGAACTTGCATGACCAATAGCCAGGCGTTGTTCTGTCTTTTTTCTGTGAGCAGTTGTGTCTAGCCCTAAATGATTTACGTCTTTCAGGATCGTCTCTTTTGATTGACATATTGGGATCTCCGAATCTGACAATGACTACGTTGTCTTGCTTGTTCATTACATATACTGCAAACTTTTTAGGTCCGCCTGATGTTCTAAACGGCTTGTTTAATTTTACTGTTCTGCCCTGATACTTGGCTTCCTCTACTTTGTCTCCCCAATCATAATTGTCATAATCTTCTTCTAGATCTAAGATTTCTTCTATCTTGTTAATCAATACAATATAATCTTTCTTTCCTTTGATTGTAACTGATTCAGATATGTTCTTTGATTTTGAACCTATGAATGTTGCATTTGATCTTACATTTCTTGATCCTGAACCTGTAACAGTATCTATAGTATGCATACTATTGACTACGCCTTTATAAGATACTGCTTGTGACGTACTCTCGTATGCACTTGCCCTTACGACTATCTGTTCTGAATCTACAGGAAGTCTTGTAGTTCCTCGTAGCTGTATAGTTCCTTGTATGTGCTGAGTTTCTGGAAAAGATATTAGTTTCTTTCCTGGCTTGTCAACTTTAGGAGTGACATCTAAGATATAGTCATCTGAGAAACTCAGATACGAATAAGGCATTATCCTATGAATACGTCGCCTGAAAATTCAAACTTTGTTAACAATGGCTCTCTGCTGTCTAGTTTAGGAGTCCAATAAACAAATACCTCTTGTACCTCGTTTGGTTTTAAGGTGTCAGGTATCTCGAATCTTAATTCAGGGTTTGCATTTTCTACTTTGATGTTGTGAACAGACCATTGAGTGTCAGTATTTTTCATATACATTGTGTATTTGGTAGTTTCTCCTAATGACACTCTGCCTAGATCTACTGATTCTACAAGGTTGTCTGTTTGTTTATCTGTGTAAATCCTAATCATTTTTCAAACCTCGTATAAAGCTCAATATTTCCTCAGTGTTCTTTCTCTTTTCTGCCCTGTCTAGTTCTTCTCTAAGGTTTACCATTTCCAACAGTTTTTCATTAGTGTCATTGTCTTTAATGGAAGTGTTTTCTGGCTCATCTCTTGTATCTTGTAATTGGTTAGTTGGAGTGACACTTGTAATAGGTGCTTCATCCTTCATGTCATTCTCGTTTATGTTTATGCTGGTGTTGCCAATGAACCACTTTCTTGCCTCTGATCTTTTGATCAGGTTGTCTCTAAATGAGGTAGTGACATCTGCTATGGTTGCCTCTTGTTTCTGAGGTGTCTCAAAGAACAACTGTATGTCCTTTGCTTTTACGTTCTTGCCATGTTTTTGAAGATAAGGAATTACGATTTTCATCTTGATTTGGTTTGCCAATCTTGATTGTATTCTTTTGACTTTTCTTGTCAATACGGAATCTGTACTTTCTGATGCTGCTCTAGCAGTAAATCCTGCGTTGAAGAACTGTAATGGGAATTTAGAACCTGGTTCTAGCAGGTCTCTTTGTATGTGATCAATGTAACCCTCAAACTTACTGTTACCTGCTGACTCTATAATCTTGACATCAAACTCCTTGTCTGTGACTATCTTTGATCCATGTTTCATCTTCTTTANTGCATCTGCCTGAGTCTTGATGAACTGTTCTCCTGCATCAGCAAAGTGGAACATTACTGTTGGATCTGCATGACCTTCAAATATCTTTGGCATGGCATCTTCCATCTTCTTCATCTGTATCAATGGAGAATCAAACATCTCTCCTGTATCTGGATTAGTGTAAGTTGATAATACTGAATGGTGCAATCCTCTGCCAAATGGCTCTCTTGCAACGTTGGTTAGTTTGAAATGACATACCTCAGAAGGTCTTAGCTTGATGTCCTGATCATTAACGTGCTGTAAATAGTATTTTACATTACCTTTCTTGTCTCTTACTATGCTTTCAACTGTAGTTACTGGAACCTCTATCCATTCTGAGTAGCTAGGGTCATGTTCAAAGAACATATTGCCACATCCGAGATAAGAATACAGTGCATCTTCTAATTGTTCATCCCAGTTGATTGTTTCAAGCCATTCGTTGACCATATCTGCTACAGATTCCTTTTTTGCAGTTATTTTTAGTCCTTTTCCGAGTATCATTTGGATATATGTCTCGTTTGACAAGTTTAATCTAGGATCTTGGTTAATTGCGTTAATAGTTTCAACAAATGGCCTGTCTGGAGACAGTTCATCTTGATAATCTGACTCATTTACCTCACTTTTGTGATTAAATGCCTCAATAACTCTGATAGAACCCTCATATTTCTCTTTTATTGGTGTGTTTTTGGGTAAAACAGGTGTTTTTGAGTCAGAAACAGCCTTATTTACGGTAAAAATGTCTGCCATGTAGCATTTTGTAGTTGTTTTTGTATAAAGTGAAGTAATTAATCGTGTTCAAAGTATATTTGATCAGAACCGTTGACACCTACACAGGTTAATCTTGTACCTGCTACCTCTAATCTTAGCCTAACTACATATGTTCCTGTCACAACAGGAGCTAGTCCTTCTCCAAACCTTACAAAGAATGTTCCGTCTGAATTTAGTGTGACGTTTTGCTGATTGGAAAATATAAGTTCTCCTCTGTTGTCTACTATTCTGAATGTACCTGTAAATCCTGATATGTCTCTTACCGTTGTTAGTGTATTGTCGTCATATACCGTTCCTG